CTGATAATTGTCTCCTCTAGCGATAAATCATAGCTAACATATGCGCCAGCGAGCAAACGCTCTCCCTTGATTAGGGTGAGGTCTGAGAACTCTTCCTGTATTGTTGATTCATCGATCTTGGGCGAGCATGGGACTGTACTGTCGTAGCTTGAAAGTGACGGGCCGTCCATTAGTGACTCACGAACAATCATTGTCAGGTTGTCTCGTTGGTCGGTGACAACATCTGCACCGCTTGCTCTGACCCATACGTATGTTCTCATTTCATAACTCACTCGGTAAACCGGGTCCGCAGAGTAAGTGTAGTCAGACCTTTCCATTCCTGTTGTCGACATGACCAGAGTGATTATGGTTGGCCACTTGTCTAGCGCAAATGGCTCGTATGAAAGGTAACGAACAGGGTCAGGCAGCTGTGTGCTGCTGAGATTCCATGCGTTCCTGTAGCCCAATATCCTGCTGGGCATGTCGTTTGCTAGATAGTTCGACACGTAGCTCTTGGCTAGTCTTGCGCCTGACATTTGCATTAGAAACTTCTCCTTCTGAACGCCCCAGTGGCTCTATTTACGCCTCTGCCTTCTACAATGTACGTTGCCATTCTGTCCGCTAGGCGAGACTGAAGAACCTCTGGGTTTACGATGGGTGGGCGCTCAGGCATATTGCGTGTCCCAGTTTGATGGAACCTTGCATATGGAATGCTTGTACCAAAGCGTGCCTTAGTTCTTCTGATCTCTCTGACCGCTCCACGAGCGTTGTCGAAAGTCAAGCTTCGCTGTAATTCTCCAGTGCGGACAAGTATACCGTTGGCGCCATAATTCTCAAGCTTCCATGCGGCATACTCAGGGTCTAGAGGTGCCCACACCTGACCACTAACAGCGCCCCTGCTTTGGAAGTTTAACCTGTGGGCAAGCTGAAGCTCCTTGAACGCCCATCGAAATACAGGCTTGAAATTTGTCATACGGCGAGCCATACCCGACAAACGGCGTTTTGGTTTATCTGCATCTACATTAATTGTTATGCGTAAGGGCATATCACGACACCCTCACTCTGCGGTGTCGGCGCACGCTTGCAAGCTCTCTGTCGGTAAATCCGGTCTCTAGTGGAGCAATGTTGCGAGTGGTTAAGTCTTTGAGACCAACTGTATCATCGTACATGTTCTGCATTTCTCTGGCTGCGGCACGCAGGATAAGTAGTTTGAAGACCTTGATGTTTTCTCCATCAAGTCCAGCAGTGTACGTTATGTCAATTTGATCGTTGGCGTAGGCGTTGTACATGTCTACTCCATACGTTCTGGGAATGTAGTCTCGCTCTACATTCTGCACAATTGGGGTGGCATTTGGGGTAGAAGCCGTTACAGTCAGTGACGAAATAGAGACTACCGGACTGTGCTGAAGATACAGCGTAAACGTGGGAACGTAAATGACACCCGGACTTGATACATTTGTAACGCTATCTGTAGCGTAGTTGTAATAGTAGTTAGTGTCGGAATATCCCCTGCCGACCTCTGGAACTCTGTACGTTTCTGTGTATGTTCCTTGGGTTACGGGCCTGTTGAGGTATGCTTCAAGCTCTGACTGAAGGCCGTCAATTATGATTTGAGCAGCATCTTCCTGCTTGTTGGAAAACGATATATCCATGTACGTTTCGACTTCAGAAACAGTAACAATAGCCATAGTATTTCCTTACAAGAGATGCTGAATTAGTGATTATTAACGACGGTTACGGCGACGACGCAAGCGGTTCACAGCTCGGCCAACAGCCCTGCCAGCCCTTCTGGCTGCACGGGAAACCCTGTTGCCACCCTCGTCCTCGTCTGCTGGACGTTCTCTGTCTTCAATGTCAACTGGTACTACCATTTCGTCTCCTGTTTGCGAATAGTGTTCTTATATAGAATACCGCATTTTGAGGTTTGTTGGGGATTACTATCAGGCTTCTCTGAGCGGCGTCAAGAACTGATTATTCATCCACATTAGTGCAATTGCCGAATACCCGATAATATCAATAAAGGTATCCTGAACTGACTCGTTGTTTGCTCGCTGGCCTGAACTGATGAGATTCTCAAGACGTGCGATCTTGTCGTGCATCCGGATTATGATCCCGGTGAGGCCGAATCTTGCAATGTTCTCAGGACCGTAGTCCCTCTGCTTCTTGATCAGAATTGTGGTAACCTCGTTGGAGCTCAATTTCACCATATTTACGGATGCTGACATTGCTGCCATCTTCAGCCAGTATTCCTGATCGGTCATTTCTTGGCCCGAGATAAAGAACTTGGATATGATCTCGTCCATAAGGTTTCTCATCATCTCCAATGAGGACAAATCTGAATTTACGTTATACGAGAAGATTCTGTCAACTTGATCTGCGGCGTAATCTTCCCAGTATAGTGCTGGCATCAGCTTCATCGGTTTGACCTGCTCATCATGGTGGCGCCAATTGCACCGAATATCGCCGCTCTCAGGATTGACCATCCCCAGATAACAAGTGAGATTAGGTATGCATCTCGGTATCCAATTCCGGGGGAAATTGCATCAAACTCAGGCCAAGCATTAACGGCTATCATGTTGCCAAGCATAAGCATAAGGGCAGTTAAGCCGTTGAACAGCGCCAGCGTGAATACGGCGTTTATAACTGAAATTGAATTTTGTGTCTTGCTAGATGTCTGTGGATTTGTCATTTTGTTAATAAGATTTTCCCATTCTGTGTTTTTTGACATTACGATAGATCCTTTAGTATTTGATGAATTCTTTGCCTACTTACTCCGTACTCTTTTGCTATAAGAGATAAAGATTTACCACTTTGCCTGTCTTGGAGAATTTGAGCATTTCTTTCAGATAGTCGATCTCTGGACTTTGGTCCGGGCCTAACCGGACCCCAGCTCCATGTCGGAACTTGCTCTAGAAGTAACACCCGATCTGATAGCAACTTATTTTCTCTATACCGTGTCCGCATGTAGCTTACCCAACTTCCCAAGTTTACCTCTGACCCATCGTCAAGAAACTCAACATGGTTTGTTGGAACCAATGCATCCCCGTACCTTTTTTGGTACTGTTTCAGCAGGGCGTAGTGGGTATTCCATCTTGCCTCGTGCTTCATTCTACTATTCTAGTCGGGCGTAGAATTCCCGTCAAGCCGATCTTATAATATTTGCGAATGCTCTATCTCGGCTGACATAGATCGAAGTTTGTCAACCACTTCAGTCTCGCTTACGCTTCTTGACCATTCGACTATATCTTGCTGTACCTCAAGCTCAATAGCGTCCCAGCACAATATAAATCTAGGTACATATGGACCGGGCACGGCTTCAAGAAGATCTTGGAAATCGTCAGAAGCATCACTCTGCTTTGCGCCGCAGAGCATGGCTAGAGCGAAGGCTAGAGAGACCTTACCATCTGGCTCTTTGGGAAATACAGATGAAATTCCAGCTACTTTTACAAAGTCAGCCAAGTGCCTTAGATCAACGAATACTTTCCTATGATGGAGTTCGCTTAGGCTCGGCATATCTTAGTATACAAGGATTCTGTAAAAATTGAGTGGGGCCCGGCACTCCCGGACCCCACCCAGATACCTGATTGTTTTATCAGCCACCGGCCCTTTGGCCGATACCTACAATCTTCCTCCTTCGGGGTTAGTCCTGCCGGTACAAGTAATACCTTAACCCCTAAGTTTGCGACGCAGCGAAACTTGTTGTGCTATAATGCTTACCTGATTGGGCAGGCCCCAGTCACGCACTCAGCATCGAAATCGTCGTCGCTCATGAGGGTTGAGCCACTCAGACGCTCTCCCAGACGCTGGGTCTTTGAGAGCATGTCCTCGTACTCTTCCTCTGATATCTCACCCATTGGGGCCTGATCGAAGCCGTGCTCGCTGTGTAGCAGGAAGCTTACTGACTTCATCTCTGCCCAATGCTCGGCAAGGTACGCCTTGATATCCTCAAGCTCTTCCATACGGTAGTAGACAGTAACCGAAATGGAGTTGTCTGCCCATACCTTCTGGAGCTTGCGAACGAGGTCCATCTGCTCAATGGCAGACATATCCTCAGCAAGAATGGTACCCTCTGGGAATGCACATGGGAACTCAACAACCACGGTCCTGTGATCTTCTGAACCGTCGAAGTTGCGGAGCGGCTCCACGTGATAGCCCTTGCCCTTGCAGTAATCAACAAGAACATCGTGAGCGGACATTCTCATCCGCTTTACGAAGTACTGGCTGAAACCGGGGTGAACGCCGGGCGTTACGCCGGGGAGCAGGCTGAGCGTGCCCGAGGGCTTGATCGTCGTGAGACGAACTGACTCTGGCCAGTTGTGCTTCTCAGACCACTCGGCGTCAAGCTTGCGAAGCTCTACGTAAGCCTCGTCAAGCCAATCAACCTTGTCCATTGCCTGCGCAACTCCGGTAACACCAAGACCCAGCCTCATGTTTGCTGAAGTAATCTTGTCAGATGTTGGGTCTAGGTATGAGAGGGCTGCTACAGCCTTCTGAACCTTGTAGAGAAGCTGAACAACGTCGATCAGCTCTTCCTTAGACTCAATCATCGGCAGATATACCTCAGAAAGGTTGCAGGACTCTCGGTGCGCCAAGGGAATCTCAGCGCACGGATTTACTCCAACGATTGTTGGGTCTGGGCGATGCTCGCCGGTGCGACCAAACTCACGGGATGCCTCAAGGTTGAAGAAACCGTATGGCTCTCCGTTGCCTTTGTACCCCTCCCACACCATTTCTGGCATGTTCTTCATCTGCTCGGCGTTGACAAATACCGTATTGTTCGACATGGCACGCTCAATTGGGATGTTGCCCAAGTCCCAGCGCTTAGCCATGAGGTAGCCCTCGTCATCGATGGAACCGACCGCAATCTCGGCGCTTCTGCGAACATTACCAGCAACCACAATGGAGCCAATGATGTTCATGCAGTCAAGAACCTCAACTGAAGTCATCTCGCGACCAACGGCACCGTCAAGAACCTTACAGATCTTTTCGACACCCTCAATGAGAATCTCTGGGCCGGAGGCAGTACCACCAAATGTCTTGATTGGGGTCCCAGCCTTCCGGACCAGATGCGTGGCGTAGCGCATGACGTTTGACTTATTGTCATCGCCAAGGTAGCACTCAAAAACTCGTCTGATGAGTTCACCCCAGCCCTCGCGCTTGTCTGGGACTATGTAGTCTGAGTCGTCTGCGTCGATGTGCTCAACCCAAGCTGGTCGGACTACGCCAAGACGCTCTGGCTTGTCACATGAGAAGCCAACGCCGCCACCAAGCATGAGTCGCTCAACGGCCCAAGAGAAATCTGATGGCTGATTAATGTCAACAAACCAGCAGTTTACGAGGCTGTCGCCGCCAAGACGCTTGTTGTTAGGAGTGCCTAACTGCCACAACATTCGACCAGCGACATTGCCCTTGAGGTTGAAGATGTAATCATATAGACGGTGGGCCTCTTCTTCGGAAAGATCGGCACCAATGTCCTGAGCGCCATTGACGACCCGCTGGACCGTCTCGTGCCACTCCTCGGTTCGGATTACATTGTCGTTGTCATCGAAAAATGGACGAGCGTAAGTGCGCTTGTACGTAACGTACCCTAGGCCGTTGAAGCCCCACGGGGGCATCTTATCTGCGTATGAGGCAGCCGTCTCGTCACTGATTCGTGGCATGTTTTCCATTTGCTTTCTTCTCCTTGCGTCTAAGCGGCGAAGCGTGTCCGCTGGTTTATTGGGGATTTACGTATTCTATGGAAGACCACAACTATAAAGTTGTTAAGTCTTCTTGAGATCACAATTATTTCGTGTGACTTGAGTATACCTGAGTACACTCCGGAAATCAACTCGTGATTTCAGAAAGCCTGTAAGCTTCGTCGTGGTTGCCAGAAAAGACTAGAAAAAATCCTGCCGCTGGTACCTTTAGTCTGACGTATGAAATCCCTTTGCTGCTAACTGTCGTAGTGAGTAGTTTAGTCTGCCCGAGTATATCTAGCAAGTCCATGAAGGCGATATCCGGTGTGAAACGTGGCTCAGAGTGAGATACGTATGCATGGAGTTCATCTGTTCGTCGCTCCGTCGTGCCTGTAGCCAATATGCCACGCACGACGGCCACAGCATAGTCTTCCCAGTGACCATACAGCGAAAGAGATGGTAGCGTCTCATTGTTGATATAGTTGGCGTCGTTCATATTGCTGAGGGTTATGCTTGAGCTCAGCGTAAGATCGTAGTCATCATATAACAACGCCAGTGCTGGAGAGTGAGAACCAAGCTCAACCTGTTCGACAGTTTGCTGATCGCTGACGACGGTTAGCAGGAACATTTCGCTCCCCACGGCTAGGACGCGCTCTGCTTCCTCGAAAGTGTAATCAAAGTCGGAGTTGTTTAATATTGACTGTAGGGCAAGTATGAGATCAAGATCAATGCTTGATATGTTTCCACCGCAGCTTGTCAAGTATCGAATTAGGTAAAGTAGGCCCTGCGATGTCTTCTCTTCAATGTCTATCAACAGAGAGAAATCTTCTACGTCTATGGTTGAAACTATGGAATTGAACTGCTTCTCCAGATTGTCCATACTTTATCATAGCGTAAAACGGTAAGTGCCCCCGGCCTTAGCCGGGGGCACTCGCCTAGTTGTCGTCTAGTTCAGACGACGCTGCTCTATCAGGAAGGAGCGGCGTCGAAGGTGACCTTGACGAATGACTCAGGCCGCTTGACGGCGAGAGCGAGACGCTCTTCGGCCAGAACAACGATGGCGTTGCGGACGAAGAAGTCTGAATGCTGCTCTGAGACGCGGATCGAAGCTGACTCGCGGTCATAGAGCTGGGCACCGGTACCGAACGCACCGATGAGGGCGGTACCCTCAGCGATGGCGGGGGTGTCGATGACGGGGATCCGCCAGACGCGGGCGTCAGCGCCTGAAGCTACCGACATCGCAAGGAGGTATGTACCCTGCGAGTTCTTGGTGAGCTCAATGTCTTCCCAGTCTGATGGGTGGACAATGATGCCGGTTGGCTCGTAGTAGGCGAGGTACGCAAGCGTAGCAGCGCGGCGAAGGGCGTCAGCCTTTGTGTCGGCAACAGGTGATGTTGAACCTGATGACCATGAGTAGGTCTGGATGCCTGAGGTGTTGAGGATACCGTTGAGGTCCTCACCAGTGCCAGTACCTGAAAGGATCTGAGCGTCCTCCTGAAGGCGGAGGCCGTAAAGAAGCTCGTTGTCGATGATCGAACGGAGCTGTGGCTCGTCAGCGAGGACGTTCCGGTGGGCGGCTTCCCAGTGCGCAATGGTGCGGACGGGGGCCTGCTCACCAACGAAGGTCATCGTTGACTGTGGCTTGGCGCCGAACTGACCACCTGAGTACTCTGGGACTACTGAAGCGTTGTTGCCGCTCCAGCCGCCGCCTGAGACGAAGCCGGTCTGACGGAAGTACTCAATGACAGCAGCAGTGGTGGTGCGAGCTGGGAACAGGTCGCGAACACGGCTACGACGCTGAGCGAGTGGGACAATGCCGTCACGCTCAATCCGACCGAACTCACCGGGGGTGCCGGTGGGGAGGCCTGAGTATACGTCCTTCTGCTCAAGTGACTTCGTGACGAATGGCGATTGCATTGTTGCGCCCGCACGGCCACCCTGAAGTGACTTGAACTCAGCTGAGTTGAGGAAAGCCTCACCGATTGAACCGGCCCGAGCAACTTCGCGCTCAACACCAGCAGCAACCTCGGCGGCGACTGACTTGTACTCGGCCTCTGAGGACCATGCTGAAATGTCACGGAGTGACTTCATGTCGTCAATGAGCCCCTTGAGCTCCTTGATCTCGGTCATGTTGGCTTGGAAAGCAGCCTTCTGACCATCTTCGGCAACGAGAGTGCTGCCATCCATCTTAATCGAATCAGCGATCTCCTGCTGCTCGGCCATCTTGGCCTTTAGAGCACCTTGGAGCTCGTTAAGTCGACCCTCATCAAAGCTCATGTTTTGCTTCTCCTTAAGTTGTTGAACATATGCTGTAATGACAGGCGACTTAAAATTGGGATCGCCACCAGTCGATATCTATACTAACAACAATGTAAAGCAAATGACATGAACTACAGGGTATTATTTCATTAAACTCAGAAATTTTTACACCTGTGTATATACCGAGTAATACTACCCAGTTATTTCGTGCTTAGCCAGAATGCACCGTTTTAGAACTGCGATTGCGTTAGAGAAGCATCCGCTATATGGATCGTAAGATGCCGCTAAGACAATGTAGTCTTCGTCTTCACTTACAACGTACCCAGAACTATTGATTAACCGAGCTGGTATATCTACTCCAGTCTCTGTCCAATCGTCCTCCATTGAGAAAGAGTCTATCCACACCACTTGCGCAATTGGCGGCACGCTTTCCACAATCACCCCTTCTTCTTTGAGCTTCGCTTGTGGCCTGAAGGGAGTAAATCGTTGTCGGTTGTATACTTGGGATTCTTTGGCGTGCCAGAAGAAACCAAGTGTAGGAAAGCGTTCACTCTACCCATTGCCCACTGCTGTCTGCCCATCTTGGGGCGATGTGTCTGTGAGAACGCACCAGCGCCACGGCGCCACACCGCTTTAAGGGTGGGAGTCGAAACCATGAGATTTGGCTTATTTCTCTTCTTCATGCGCTTATTGTGCTTCTTGACTTTATCGGCAAGTGAGGCCTCAATAGCTGGGCTTAGCTTTATCTTGTTTTTTGAGCCAGAGGCAGATCCGGGCTTATTTGTGGAAGATCCGCTAATTCTCTCTGATGGCTTAGCAGGGGTCTTGGGACCAAGGTCTTTCTTTACTTCGATTTCTACAAACGCTTCCTTCTTTGCGCCCTCTACTCTCTCTACGATATCTTTGGCCCAAGTATATCCGGCGTCACCGCCCCACAGGGCATGAGCAATTCTCCCGTTGCTTGGGTAGCCAGCCTCGCCCTTTCTAAAGCCCGACGCCTTTGAGTCGCTCTGGTGGCGATCAAAGAAAGCTTTCATTCGCTTGACGGTCTTGTACGGTAGCTGCCTTCCATTGACAATATCTCTAGCACGGGCTATTCCCACAGCGGTTCCGCCACGGCCAAACTCCTTGCGCCAGTCTAGTCCACGCTTGGCATCAGCAATCATGCCCTTCGTGGGCGTAAAGCTATCTGAAGCATTAGCGGACTTTGCTGAAACCAGACCACCGCCGTCAATAGTCTCAATGCCACGAACACCACGCTCTCTAAGCTTCTCCCAGTCCTTGTCCTTAGCGAACCGCTTTCTGTTAGACTCTGATCGTCTTAGTGCTTGAGAACCACCAACATTGGCATGGGCCTTTGCGGCGTTGTACTCTTCCGGTGTGTTGCACGGCGCCCAGACGCCCTGACGTACCATGTGTGCCCCATTGCAACCAAGCCGCTTTCCCTGCGTCTCTGCTTCTTTTCTGCTGTTGAAGCTGTCCTTTGGCTTATCGGACTTATACTCAAGCCCCTTGACCTTGCGCTTCTTCTCTTCTTGGCGCTTCTTCCACTCTCTAAATGCTGGATTTCCCATTCTGATTAGACGGCGTAAATCATCATCTGACTCGCACGGCCCCCATCCGTTCTCTTTCTTGTGGGCACCAGAACAACCGAGAATACGAGAAAGCTGCTTAGCCATCTTCTCCGTCGGTACAGTTTGTTCAGCTAGTGGATCCTTGGCCATATCTATTCCTTTACGAATCGGTCAACTCTATTAGTTTATCAATTGTGGAGGGGTCTCCAGATTCTTCAAAGCCCTTTAGTATGGAAAAAGCAGAGAATAAAAACTGATCGTCAAACGTATCAACAGCATAGTCGCCACTGCTGGTTAGTGACTTGCCCCAAAGCTTAGCAATCGAATGCATAAGTGCGTCAAGTTTTTCTCTGTTCATGGGGAATGTCAAAATAAACGTGACCACATCTTCTTTGGACATTGAGGAGAACTGGGTCTGCCTGAGCCTCTGCTTGGTGTTGTAGGTGTCAACAGCGTCCACAAAGTCCTTGTATTTCTTCTCGTCCACCTTGTGCTGCTTGTGGTTTTGTCCAAATACCGCAGCAATGGTGGTAATGGGCATAGACTCAAGCTCTGCCTGCGTTGGGGAGTATCCAGCCTGCATACGCAGCACCTCTTTGTCGATAGGATCTCTCGTCTTCTTTATTTCTGTTGGGGACGCTGAAGGCCTCTGAATAATAGATGACATATTTCTTCTGGCTAGGTACATGAGGAACGTGGCATCGGCTTCGTTCGGCTTTAGGTACGTAAAGACAGCAGGCCTTCCCGGCTCTGACTTTATTGCCACTCTGTCGTTGTAGATGTAATACATTGTCTTTCCTTTACCTAAGTTTCGTATTTGACGAGTAGTCAACAGCCTTTAACAGGAGATCTTTCAGTTTAGTCGCTGAATCATCGTCTATCTCTGAAAGTCTATCAAGCATCTCTAGAGATTCCAACATTCTTCTAGCAGCAGCCTGTTCTGGAAACTTTCCGGTAGCCTCCAACTCCTCTGCCATGTCTTGTATGGTTTCTCTGACATCATCTCTGTTGTTATTTCTGAGAGTGTTTATCAATCTGTCAAGACCAGCTGAAATTTCTTCAGGGGTAGACTTTTTGAACACTGTTCCGTATGGGTTAGCAAACCGAGCATCTCCGTGATTTGCAAACTTGTAGGCAAATGTTGTTATTAGTTCATCATCTGTCATGTTTGCGATGACTGTTTCTTCGGGGAGGGGAACTCCCAGATTTATCGATCTTGAAATTTCTGGCTGGCTGAATGCGAGACCGTGGTCAATTGGATAAACGTCTTGACCTATAAGCATAATGTTTCCGGGGTTTCTGTCTGGATTTGCAGAAATGACATCTAGTCCCAACATTTGAATTACAGTAAAGGCACTGGTTGTGTCTCTCATCTGCTTCATATTGTCGGCGTATGGAACTGTATTGCTCATTCCTTCGGCATCTGAGTAGAAACTTTGTGCAAATTGAATTAGCACAGCCGGTGTTTCATTGTCGCTTGACGTTGATCTGTTGGGCTGGATGAGTCTAAGCGCAGGCGCATCAAATCCAAAAACTTCACCAAGCTGATATCCAGCAACCTCTGAGTGAACTTCACCTACTCCCATTGCGTTATCGTAATAGGCCTTTATGCCGTATCTGTGGCCGGTAAGCTTGTCTTCAAGAACAATTACTTCATTTGAGCTTGCGTTTCCGGGGAGAAGCTTGGGGGTAAAGCGAGACTCATCGCCACGACCGATGTCATCCATTATTGCTGCGCCAATGTGTTCATCTGGTATCTCGGACAGTGGTGCACCTTGACGCATGAGGCGAACTGAATCATCTAGCGATAGATTTGATGTATTCTCTACTCTTACAAAGCTTTCACCATTTGGTGTAAGCGCTGAACGTATTTCTGCAACTGGGTTCATCGATCCGTCTGGTGCCCTATCTACCTTGAGAAGTTTGTCTGTTGGGTTTGATGAAAGTCTCATTCCTGACGGATCATAGTGAGCAACCGGTGCCGTGGCATAACTTAGGCGAACGTCCACGGGCAGGTATTGCTCTGCTCCGCTGCCCTTTGCTGTGAGCACATCAAATGCTTCCTGACCAACCTCGTCTATTATTTGCTGACGGCGCTCTGGGGTTACCTCGTAAGGAGATATGTTGAGTCTACCGCTTGAGTCAGAGTCTATGCGGTCACCCATAAAGTACCCAAAGGCCACGGAATTCTTTTCCCCATTGGGACCATCAAGAGCGAGCATGAAATCTCCGTGTCCGGGCATCATTTCTGCTGACTCTCCATTAAGGCTTGGCTGTACCATCCTTTCCAACCTAGCGTGGCGAACATCGTCTTTGATTAGCGCCTTCGCTATGATGCTTTCAGGACTTCCGTCATCTCTGTCGTATGCCTGAACCAGCTTGGCCATTTTGTCGTTCAGTTGAACGAGCGTATCGGGATCATAAGTTGGATCCTGCCGGAATCCACGACGACCCCACACTGAGTGACCGTCAATTCCCGGATAGACTTCAACAACAGCGCTCTTGGATGACGCTGCGTAGAAGGTAAAGGCATGTGAGTTGAGCTGATCAGCAATATCGTATCCCTGAATACCGACAGCATTTCCATCCTTTGAGAATGTGGAGAAAGCACGCATAGCGTCTTCTAGATTGGCCTCGTCTACGGTAGCCAGTAAATCTGCTTCTGTTATCTTTGGATTGGACAAGAATAGGAACTGGTTCTCTACGCTCTTTACGTTTCCAGTCTTTGCATCAAACTTGATTAGTCTCCTGTATGTCCGCGAGTCATCTGGATTGACATCTCTTACGGCAAGTAGAGTCTCTGTTCCGTCTGGGTTCTTCTTCAGCAGAGTGACTCTGAAGTCACCATTAGCCCTTACCGACTTTGCACCGCCAACTTTGTCTATTCTTATATCAGTGAGTATTGGTGTAACACGAAGAGTGTAATCGTCGGAAGTGGCAACGTCAAAGTCGTGCCCGTGAGACAAAGCCAATTGAGTCCACTCTTTGAGATCGGCGTCAGACATATCTCCGACGGGTCCGTCGGTCTCCCACGGTCTTTCACCGTTGGGGTATCTTGAAGATATTACTCTCTCTGCCTTCTCCTTCTGTCGTCTGCGTAATGTCTTTAGAGCGCTCCTCCAGCTATAAGCTTCGACAGGCAGCTCGGACGGGACATCAGGGTCAACAACGAGGTCTCTAATTATTTGAGACGCTCTGCTTTCTTGCCTTTGTGTGAATGTTTGTTGGCTGATGTTTCCGGAGTCGGGTATTTCTCCAGATGCTATTCTTCTAGCATTGAAGAACACTTCGTTTCTGTAACTTTCTTTAACTCTAGAAAGTCGATCATTTATAAAGTCTGCTGATAAATCATCTCCTCTAGCGGCCTCTACAATTGCATGAAGTTCAAAGTAAGCGGCGAATAGGTTTCTCTCTTCTATTTCATCTGGCTCTGGATTGTCACCAAAGAAAGTTATTAGATCAGAGAAGTACGCTTCGACTTCGCTGTGTGTCGATGTGGGGTTGCCTGCGGAATTTCCAACTATGTCTGTTATGTCGGCTAATAATCCGTCTCTTTGGAATTCTACAGAAGACAAAAGAGCTTGCATACCGTCGGGAGTGTCAGTAAATTCTGATACCTCTGACAACACTGAAACTTCTGGAGCGCCCTCTATCTCTCTAACGCTTAGCGACGGGTCAGTCTCCTCTGCTGGGCGAGAACGTGTTAGGGTTCGGACACCTAGAACTTCACCAAGGCGTTGTACACCGGAATAGATGGCATAGTTGATATCGTCTGATATGTTTTTCTCATCTTCGGTTCGTGGTGGATTTATCGATATGCGAGCAGCTTCTGCTGTGGCGGCATCAGAAAGCGTGTCATATATGGAACGCAACTCTTCTGCAGATGCTTTCTCTAGAATGTCTGGATCTGATAGATAAATTCCTAGATCTGTTAGATATGCCGCAAGCCCATCTCCATCAAGAAGAGATCTTTCTTCCGGACCCAATTCTCGTCCTAGAACAATCTCGTCAATTGTTGGCATTTCTCCGGCGACAGAAACTGGAGATACGTCGTCAACAAACTCTCGTGTCCATCTGCTGTACTTACCTACCAAAGAAGTTAGACCAACGACGGTGCTCTTCTTCTCTTCATCCAGTCCGGGATTGTTTTGTATGCGCTTAGCATTTGGTGACTTGCTGGTCCTTACGTTTTGTATTGCGTCAAAAATCTTTGAGAACGCAGTGATGACCTGCTCGTCAATTCGACCACCGCAATCAGTGCCTGCTTGATCAGTGAACATGCCACCGTTTCTCGTTCCCGGTGGGCATCTGAATCTGTTTACGTCGGGATCAAAAAACGATGCACCAAAAGACCTTCTGGAAGCCTTTGTGTCGAATCCTGCAGAATTAGATAGCGAAGTAAATCTGTCTACTTTTCGCTGTATGGAGTCGTGGTATCTGCTTTGGTTTTTCTTACTCCGACTCGCGTCGGTAAAGAAAAAAGGGTTTAAAGATTTTGAACCTCCACTCTCGCCTTCTACCCTTTCGAAGATTGGGTCATTTGGCGCTCGTCGTGGAGCGGAACGTGAAAGGAATGTCTCATAAACCCAGACGGGTACGGAGATTACCTGATCGCCAGCCTGTACCTTAATGAGTTGGTTCCTTGAATCTTCTACGGGCTTGAAAGAGCCAGACTCAACTGTACCAAACTCAACCTTGAATCTACCATCGCTTCTGTCGGCAAACTCTCGTATCAGTGCCGTTGGATCCTCGGCATTAGAAACTGAGTCCACAGCTTCTCTTGTCTGAATCTTAAGCTGCTCTCTTTCCTCGGGTGACATTTCTCCGCCCTCTCGCACGACCCTAATGGCACCAGCTTCCGGTACGTTGAACACAACATCCCTGAGTCCAGTGGAGAATATTGGCAACTCATTCCTGCCAATCATCCCAGATGGTGCCGTCACAACGTAAGTACCATCTGCCATGTCATCAAACTCGTCAAGGCGAGAGAAGGCTGATAAGGTTACCGCAGGCTCTAGAATAACACCGTCACGACGAACGAGCCTGTCTGGGAACTCGTCTCCCTCTTGCAGTCGCTCTAGAATGTAGTCAGTCGACTTCTTCACTAGGGTTGGGCTTGTCTTTTTTGGTGCGACTGGAATTTGAGCAGCACGGATAATATCGGCTGCGTTTCTGTTCTTTCTCAAATCACCAATGCTCCGAACCAAGTCGGCGCTTCGTGAAAGTCGTGCGAGTGATCTCATGGCCGCTGGGGCGAGAGATCCCGGACCTATGTTAGGTATGCGGAGAAGCTGGGCACCGCAAGTTGAGAACTCGGAGTTTGTGAATGTTCCACCCTTTTCGAAACCGGGAGGGCAGCGGAACTTGTTTCTTGCCCCACGCCCACCTGTGACAAGACGGCGAGCAACGCCTGTCCCGGGCCGACTTGGGACGCCGGGCGTTAGCGCTTCCCAAGTTGCTGAGCGGACAGGGCTACGGAAGTCAGAGAAGTCACCGGGCAGGGCAATTGAACCAGCGGCTTGAAGCGCCTGACCGGCCCGTGATGAGCTACCAAATATGCCGACGCGCTTGACTTCTACGTCAAGGTCAATTTCCTTTACTTCACCCGGGAAGTTTATTTCCTGAGAGTACTTGGCAAACAGCGCAGCCTTGAAATCAACAGCATTTTGTCGGTTGTTTATTGGCTGTGTGAGTATGCCGTTAGAATCTCTGGATTCTCTGATCGCTAATCTTAGAGCAGATACGTTAACTCCGTTTGGAGATGGATTGAAGGACTTTGCCTTTCTGGCGGCTCGCCTCACTGATCTGGTCACACGACGAGATCTACGCTTCCCTGAAGAGGCACCCCTCTTTTTCTTTCCTTCATTTGGCCACTTGCCGGTAAGCTCGTGGTGAAGCCAAGCGCAAATTCTCTGTGGTCTACCACCGAACCGTGGCTTGTCCATGAGGATGACGACACACCGACGGAAACCACCGGGCTTCTTCATTATGGGTCGCCAATACTTGAGAAGATCCTCTAGATTACCTCGCCGTGGGCCACGGCCACGGGTAAGCGCTGTAAGCTGATCGGCATTGGGCCCTACTTCTGGAGCCTTGACCTCAACTTCCATGACCTCATTCCTCTCCGTCTAATAGGTATTCTATTTCGTAATCTTCGTACAACCCAGAGAAAGCATCCTCTAAGACATTAATTTCAGTCAAGTTAGAGAGCTCTAGTGATCCTAGAGCTTCTCTAGCTTGCTGTAGTCTTAGTTCTGGTAGAAGTGGATGCATCTCTGGCTTCTCAGAGAAGACCCTCTTCTTCGGCAATCTGCTTCAGTTCGTCCATTGCGGCGCTGAAGTCAAGATCGTCGGTTGCCTTGTCGCTGTCTGAAGACGCTGACTTTTCGGTCTCCATGTCCTCATCGGTCTCGGCAGGCTTCTCCTCAGCGTTGTCAGACATCCAGTTCTCTGGAATCATGTCCTCCATGCCGAGCTCCTTGGCCCGCTTCATGATGTGAGCCTTGGCCTTCTCCTTGTCCTTGGCGCGACCAAAGGCCTGAATGGCGTTCTGGAGGTCGTTCTTGTCGGCAATTGGGTATGAACCGTCTGGGAGGGCTTCGCCGCTCTCTGCCATGTCCTCACGCTGTTCGCGAGAGTACATGCGCTTCATCTCCAACTCTGCCTCAAGAGCCTTGATCTCGTCTTCCTCGGACATTTCGTCGTCGGTCTCTAGGTCGTACTGGTCGTAGCCGTATACCTTGCCGTCAATGCCGACGTAGACATCGTAGCTGTGATTATCGTCGCCGTCGATTTCTACTGAGTAGGCATCCTTGCCCTCAAAGACATCGACCATTACGCTAGCCACCTTACCGGGGATTACCTCAAGAGCCGCTACTTCAGCGTCCTTCTGTGAGACGATATCGATTGGCTGGGCCTCGGAAACCTCGTCGTCGTTCAGGCGAAGCCATCCTAGCTCCTTGCCCTCAGATGACAAGAATACCTCAATTGCCGCACCATCTTCGCGAACCAAGTCAACAACGAACATCTCGTCGGCGCTTGAGTAACCTGAGCCAAGAATTGACTTAGCTGAATAGGCGCTCTTTACTTGGGCCTCTACGTCAGACAATCCGGGAAGATCGCCCTCAGGGGCACAGCCGCCACGGCAGAACGCACAGGGCTGAGCAACCGACTTGCGCTGGAAGCCACAAAGGAACTCGTCCTCGCTCTTCTTCTTGACCTCCTGATCGCGCTCAAGGGGAGTGGCTCGGCGCCAATGCATACCGTAGCCCTTCTTTGTCTTCTCATCGTAGACATCTACCATCTGGTAGCCCTTCTTCTGGTCGTCTTCAAGCTCTTGGTAAGCTTCGTCATCCATCATGTCGCCAGCATCCATCTCTTCCTTGAAGCGAGTGGCAGTAAGGAATACTGATGGATTCTTTGAGCCATTAGCTCCCTTTTCCTCAGCATCCATCATGTCACGAAGTCGGTAGCGGAAAGCCATGCCACCCTTCTCGTCAGCGTTGAGTACGTTTACTGGCATGTAGCGCTTCTGCTCTTCGGAATCAAGGCCATCAAACTGCTCTTCGGTGATGAGCTCACCAGAGTCCTCGCCTTCTTTGAAGCGGATGTCGGAAAGGAACACTGAGGGGGCTGTGCGCTTTGCAGCGTCACGCATCATCTTGAAGATGGCATCTGCCTTCTTCATGACTTCCTCGTCCTCTTCCTCGTCTTCTTCGTCTTCTTCCTCGTCATCGGCCTCGGCCTCGGCCATTGGCTTGCCGCCATTCATTGCCTTCTCCTCTGCCTTCTCCTCTGACTTCTCTTCTACAGCCTCATCAGAAGCTTCATCAGCAGTCTCCTCAGCAGGTACCTCATCAGCGGCCTCCTCTTCGGTGGCGGCTTCCTCTACTTCGGCATCTGCTTCCTCTGACTTGACCTCGGCATCGTCATCTGACTTTGCCTCTACGGTGTCTGCAGCTTCAAGCAGAGAAGCCAGCTCTTCAAGCCTTGCAAGCTCTTCGTTGAGTTCGTTTTCCATTTTATTACTCCTATGGTTCTCAGCTTTAGTTTACAGTGTCACCGGACTCGGTGTCAATTTCAGCCTCACGCCGTGTGGCGAAAGACAACTCGGACTCAATTGAAGACAAAGCTTCTGCAGTCTTCTTCATGAGATCTGTCTCATCTTCGTCAGCGGCGAAGTGTAGATCTACTCCGTCTTCTGACTTGAATGCGAACATGGGTAGTGTGGCAACGGCCTTTGTAATGTCAAATGATGCGTCATCGTCGCACTTTACTTCTAGAACAAATCCGCTGGTGCTCTTCTTGCGCTGGACCATTTCGCCCATTGCTTCCACCATTGGCTTTTCCCGCTGCTCTGTCAAGAACTCCTCAAGTGCGCTAATGAGGGCAAGAGTCTGTGAACGGAGCTTGCCAGCGCCAGTAATGGGGATCATGTTGTTGTATGCCATCAACAGGGTGGTCATTGGGTCGTTGAGATGATCATCGTCCTTGTCCCGATCCTTGCGGTACTCGTAACCGTGCCCCTTCTCTTGGGAACCGCCACAACCACATGAAGCGTCCTTCGCTTCCTCTACATCTGCGCCAGCAAGGTAGTTGTTGTGTGAGTTGATGTTGGCGTTGCCATCAAACTTCTTGAGAGCAGCCATGTACTCGTCGTGATCTGAGCATGGCATGTACCCACCACCGTGTGAGTGGTAGCCTGTGCAGCCAAGAGCCTTTGACCAAGACAGTGCGGCATCTGGCGTTGGGAAAGTCATTCCCTCTTCAGCCTCGCGTACGCCTGTTGGCTCTTCAGCGTCTTCCTTTACATCCATATCTGCGGGTGGAGGAGTCTGCTCCTCGTCATCCTGAGGCTTATTCTCTGGCATCTCTTCTCCTTGTTGGGGGGCTGGGGTCTCCTCTCCTGACCCTTCTTCTACGTAAGTACGCACTGCGCGAACCTTCTTTGGCTTCCCGATGACGAACTCACCGTCTTCAACGGAAACTTGGGCTCTCCAAGTCATGTTATCGGAAGTTTGAAATACTACGTTCTCGGAAGTAACATCAACAATGTTGACAGGCTTTCCAAGCGCTGTAGAAATTGAGCGACCAAGTGTGGCCATGGCTGGTGTAGATGGGTTCTTGTTGTCCATCTCGTCTTCGTCATCCTGCCACTGCCAGCCCTTGGAGCTTCTGGCGTCTGAATCGTCCTTGACGCTGATCGTTCCTGTTAGCTGATTTGCGCCGTGTAGGACTGGAGAAACTTCGTACAACTCAACTTCACGAAGAAGGTTTGCCTGTCTGCCGGGGTCGTAATCAGCATTTATCGTCTTGTAGCCAATTGACCACTCTTGGTCCATGCCATAAAAAGCTACGTTGGCAAAAGCCTCACGGCCTCTTTCGGTGTTCAGATTGAACTGAACCTTTGCGAAAAGACCACCAATTCCAGCCCGCTTCATCTTCTCGGGCAAGCGTGAGTCGGTCTTTGGTACTTCATAGATCTCCAAAACCTTACCTATTGGCTGGTTCCAGTCGTGGCCCCATACGACGCGAGGCTTGCGGCGCTTTAGTGAAGATGTGAAAGCGCCCGGTAGAACAATGTCTCCAACGCTGTCTTTGTTGCCAATTCCTGAAACGAAGCACTCAACTATTCCCTGAACCTTGTCTACGCCAATCTGTCCAGAAATAGCCTTGAACGCAACATCGTTTAGTTGTGATGATTCAATAGTCGGTGTTGGCATGTTACTCCTATCGTATGTGCCTTCTATGATATGTTAGCGCCGGTGAATCATTATCGCTTCTACAGTTTATATAAAGAGTACTTGTTTATATAAAGTTACTTGCTGAAGCTTAAATAACACCTGCAGTTTATTGTCAATCCGGGTGGTGAAAGTGGGTCTCGTGGGAATCTTAGTGGGATTCCGTCCGTTATGAACGGGGAATTGACGGGGACAGTTGTGCCGTCAAGGTCTCTGTGAGACTCACGAACCTTAGCGTCTCCCATTGTTCTCCACGTTTTATATAAAGTCTTATTGGTTCTTAACTGCTTTACCCGCGCAGAATCAAACAATCCGGTGTTGTATGCACCTACGACGGCTGTCTCTGAAATCAACTTGCTGCGCTTTTCTTTGAGATTCTTGAAAACGCTTCTAACTAGAGACGCAATTAGTGCGATACGCAGGGCATTGAACGAATCATCACCAATATCTGGGGAAACATCCATAGATATGTCTACTGCGGAGATTATTTCTTTTTGGGTTGTTTGATTGAACTTATTTACTGCTTCTATTTGATAGCTGAGAGCAGCATTCATTTGATCTTGTGTTACTTCTTCACCGGTTCCGGCATCAAGGTTTCTAACTATTGCTGCTTTATATATTTTCTGCATCTCCTCAACCAAGGGCTGTGATGCAACACTTAGGGCAGCGAGTGGAACAATTGAAGCAGCATTTCCTGCTCCTATGTTGATCAGAGCAGAGTTGCCATCCTCGTTTAGGGCTGACATGACGATTTGTTCTTGGTCGTCAATGACTCTTTCTAGAGTTTTTTCTAGACTTTCCTCTAATCTGGAGAAATCAGAGGCTACTTTTGTTTCCCAAGAGTCGTTAGAGTCATTCAGAATAAAGGGAGACTCTTCTCACCCTCGGCTTCCTCGGTTGAAAGTTCACTTGGTACCTCTGAAGCTGGCTTTTCTATGTCTTCCACGCCAGAAACAGAGCCTGCGGGGGCAAACTGCCCACTTTCAGGATCAAACTCGGCTATTTGCTGCTGGGAAGCCTGTGCGCCTTGTGTTTCTAGCGGTGTTCCACTTTGAACCAATCCAGATCCAGTATCCATGGGCTTCTCGGTATTGGCGATAGGCGTAAGGGCTGGGTTGGCAAGGATTACGTCAGCAAGCTCTGAAACAACCTTCTTTCTTCCTGTAAGGTCTCGGTACTCATTGGCGCTGATAAGGCCCTGCTGATACTCCTGAAGATAGAATCTCTCGTTCTCCTGCTTGCTTAAGATGAGAACTGGCACATTTGAGGTGTCGAAATCAAGGTAGTAATATGGGTCAATGGCGTCAAATGATCTAGCAATTAGGTCCAAGTGCGGAGACATGGTTTCCATCCAGAACACCTTGCCCTCTTCACCGGCATTTGAGAATGTTCTGTTTGCTGAGTTGCCGATAATTGACTCAGGTACGCCGAAGGCTGCAAGGATTTCCTCCTTGGTCAGCGTCCTCATCTGGATGTATGCGGCATCCCTTGGGCTTGCTGCAGTGTCAACGAAATCAGCTCCATCGTCTGATGAAATGACACCAACGGCCCCAGCACGACCAATATTGCCACGGAAACGAGATCTAAGTTCATCCTTGTCCTCTTCGCTAATTTCGCTTCTCAACACTAGAAGACCACCGGGTCTTCCGTCGTTGATTAGGAAGTTTCTGTTATATACTTTGGCTAAATTTTCTACCTCAATAGCAACACCAGCAGCCTCCATTGGTGTCATTGAAAGGTATGGATCAAGCGGGTGTGGTCTTCTTATCCAGATTACGTTTTCTGGCTTGATGATGCGTTTGGGTACGTTGTGCATCGCTACTTCGTAGCCGCTAACAAACTTATCAACCGATGGGATTGGTGAGGTGTATTGCGGTGGAAGTAGGTGAAGGGCGATTGGGGTACCATCTCGCGATCTTACGACTTCAACAAACACGCCTCGGCTGCTCATCATTAGCTGTGCTGAGAGTCGATACCTGAAGGCGAACGAGTTCTCTCCCATGTTTGCCGTGTTGTTGAAAATCTTCAGGATTTCGGCATCTCTTACGATTTCACCGAATGGGTTGTTATCTTTGCGAAATATTGCAGGAAGGCGTGCTTGGTTTGATGAGATTACGTCGATACATCTAAACACCCAAGTTACCTTAGCTACACCATCTCTGTAAGCCTTTTGGATATCCCAAGCGTCGTGGTATCCGCCGTCTACAGACAGTGACGGGTTGTAGGCAACTGGAGCACCTACTGAAATTTTGGCCTTCTTTTCTTGGACGCCCGAGTTCTCTAAAGACTTACTCTGTGTGTTCCAAGCCATTATTCAGCTCCAAGCAGATAGCCGTAAATTCCACAAGCTAGGCCAGCGCTTGCCAATCCGACACCTAGATTAACTATACTAATACCAAGGCCCAATAGAATTATACAGGATACCATAAAGAAATGAGCGATAGATGCCCTAGTGAATAGGCGCTGTAGCATTTTCTTCATCTTAATACTTTACCGACAAACGGCCTAGGAGACAAGTAAGTATGCCCAACGTAGAGCAGGACTGGGAGAAGATCAATGAATGGTTGCAGCCCAAGAGGTCAGATTATTGGGCCGAAGAGCCGTCACTAACTCAGAAAGTGTTTCTTAAGAGCAACGCCAAGGAAGTTCTTTTTGGAGGGGCCGCTGGCGGTGGTAAGTCATCTGCGCTTCTAATGGCAGCATTGCAGTTTGTTGATGTTCCCAACTATAGTGCTATTCTCTTCCGTCGCACTTACGCTGACCTTGCCCTTCCCGGAGCGCTCATGGACCGCTTTATTACGTGGATGTCTAACTACGAAGATGTACACTGGAACGCCAATCAGTACACGGCCACGTTCCCTAGTGGAGCAAGAATTACATTCGGATACCTGAATAACGTAAACGACTATCTTAGGTACAAGGGTTCGGAGTTCCAGTTTATCGGAATGGATGAGGTTACCGAAATCAGGGAAGCAGACTATAGGTACATGTTCTCCCGTTTGAGGCGTCCGAGCACTGGGCCGCTGTCTAAGGTGCCCCTCCGAATGAGGGCAGCTACGAACCCCGCACCCAACTGGGTTAGGCAAAGGTTCTTGGTAGAGGGCAAGGAAACTGGTCGCATCTTCGTCCCATCTAAACTTACCGACAACCCCGGTATCGATCCTGACTCGTATCGTTCAGTTCTGGCCGAGCTTGATCCGGTTGAAAGGAAGAGGCTTGAGTTTGGTGACTGGTGGTCAACGACGCTAGGATCAATGTTTGATAGAACTAACTTTGAAGTTATAGACCCTTCTGAAATTCCAGATATGGGGCCAGAGACAACAATGGTTAGATTCTGGGACTTGGCTGGAACTGAGCCAAGCCCATCATACCCCGACCCGGACTGGACTGTAGGCTGTCTCGGCATGTTTGATCGTGGTGTGTTCTATGTTCTTGATGTTCGTAGAATTAGGGCAAAGGGGGACAAGGTTGAGAAGTTTATTCGGGATACAGCAGAAGAAGACGGCCTTGAGGTTGCCATAATGATGGAGCAAGAGCCCGGATCTGCTGGAAAGAATCTTATAGACCAATACGCAAGATATGTTCTTCCGGGATACGAGTTCTACGGGCAGAGAGCAACTGGTGACAAGATCACAAGAGCCAAGCCATTCTCTGCTGCGGTAGCAAACGGAAATGTTCGTCTTGTTCGTGGGAGCTGGAACACTGACTTTATTGATGAATTGTCAGCATTCCCAGAAGCGCCGATTCATGATGACCAAGTTGATGCTACTGTTCATGCGTTCAACATATGCGCGGGTCTAGGAATGGTTAACAAAAAGAAGATAGAGATTATTGTCTAAAAAAGGGTTCCGGTCATTGGTGGACCGCCTTTGCCGGACTTTGCTCGGTCAATGCAAGCCGAGTGCGCCCAAGCCTCTGGGTCCGAGGCCATTGCGATTGAGTTGCTGCCGCCTTGGAATCTAACTTGCGCCCAGCCTGTTATCTTCTTATACAGCCCAACTTCTCCGGGGGTCAATAACTCGCCGCAGAAATCACACGGTTCTTTCTTCATGTTCGTCACCTTTCATTGATGCCAATATATTGTAAGCCATTAACTTCTTTCTGTTTATGAAGTTATCTAGCTCTAGCATCTGCTGAAGTGAGTCTGCTCGGTCTACCTGTCTGCCGTGGTCAAAGTATTCGCTAATTGCTGAATACAGAGACAGGGCAGTATGTCCATGTATTCCTAGGTTGTGTGGAGAGCGGTAGGAGTTAATGACATAGGAAACCACCTCTGTTCGGTGTTTCATCTTTCTAGTAGTGTCTGCTTCACTAACGGGCCATACGGTATCAAGAGCTTTTTCTACCCCGCCGTCAGTTGATGGCATTTTGATAGAGTTCAGCAAACTTAGAGATTTGTGAAATTCGTTAGTCCACTCTTTGCGCATCGATATTGCGCTACTTGCTTCCTGTAGGCCGTTCTCAGCATTTGGTGTATGTCGCTTCTTTGTTGAATTTTGATGATCCTGAGAAGTTACTCTAAAAACTGAAGAATTTGAATTTCTAACGTCTACACAATAATAGGTAATTGGGCTGCTACCATCGTGCGAAGTTAGTACAACTAGGTAATGCGAGAAAGCATCATTGTTGAACGTGGTTGTGCCGCAGCTAAGTATAACGAAAAACTTCCTCCCGAAGTCAAATACCCCGGCGGAGTGCAAGTTGAAAGAACCCTCTAGATCAGCGATTGCCTTAGATTTTTCTACAATTAAGGAATTAGGTATGACTTCATACCTACCCTTAACTACTTCCCAGTTTAGTAAATCTCCGGTACTTGGGTTAAACCTGCCTGTTACGAATCTGTCTTTGACTGTTGTAAACTTTGATGTAATTAAATTTTCAACTTGAACAGGGCTTAGTATTACTTCGTAGTCTCCACCTGAGGCGGAAAGTATTTCAGTAGTCTTCCAGTCGCTTGATACTGGAGTGGCTATGCCAGACCAGTGCCCAACATTATTACCGGTTGTCCCCTGATCCAGATATGACATTTCGCTCATAGCGATCCTTTAACTTGTTGTAGTTGATTTCTGCTATGTCGTTTAGGTTGTAGTCAATCTCCCAAGCGACGTTGGCAACGTACCATAGAACATCACCAAGCTCCTTGGCTACTGCGGCCCTGAACTCATCTTCATCGGCGCCATCACGAATCATCTTCTTCAGCTTGTCGGCTACCTCGCCAGCCTCGCTGCATAGACCTAGTGCGGTGTAAGCCAAACCAAGCTCCTCTGGGTACTTGGCCGTAGTTCTTGCCATAACCTGATATGCGTTGAAATCCATGTTATACTTGCTCCTTGTGTCCAGTTGGTCTTTCTATTTGCATGTCTTCTGACTTGTTGGATTCGATTGGAACCCAAGCTGGCGAATAAGTGTGCTGCTTGATCTTTCTCATCTTTATTAGCGTCCCGTCCGCCAGAACGTCAAACTCTTCTTTGGTCATCTTGAGTCTCTTCCGAAGTTTGTCATAGTCATACTTGCCTGATCCGAGGATCCTCTTGATGATTCTTGACATGTACTTCGCAACCACGATACCACGATAACGGTTTAAGTCTATGTGTAGAATCATTGCTTCAACCTTATCGATATCCAGTCGAACCACAGGCACGCTCCGCATACCTAGCCCGGATGCTATCTCAACCCTATGTACGCCGTCAATTATGGTTCCGTCGGCTTGAATAACCACAGGGCTAAGTATGCCGTAGGTCTTTATAGACTCTTCCAGCTGCTTTCTGTCAGGCTCAACTATGTAGCAGGCATTGCCCCAGTCGGGCAAGCGCAATGATCGTATGTTCTCTTGTTCACTCATGTAATTTGATGCTATCTCATATCGTCTAGAAGGTCAAGGGAGTTGGCGTCTTCAATGACTTGATCTTCCTGCTCCAGTATTGACATTCGCTTTGTGTGCGCTCTGGTCTTAGGCCCGACTGGTGACGGTGATCCCATGAATGAGTTTAGGATGAGTGTTCTAACCAAGTGATCTACGGGGTACCCGTATGGGTCGTTGTTGTGCTTCTTTCTGAAATCGTGGCTGTACGACATTGCTCTTCTCTTGAATCCCGGAGTTAGCATGTTGTCTTCTATGCAGCGGCGAACCCCATCCCATCCTTCTGATGCGTAGTAGTCCACGAACTCCTCAACGTCGAACTCTGACCACAATCTCCGCTGTGCGTCAATGTGAGGAAAAACTCTTACGAGAGCATCGTAAAACTCAGGCTCTGTTCTGACGACATCCATTAGCCTTCGTGCCGCTATTGAGTGTAGGGGAATTCCGACTCTTTGATTTGCGCCGCTCATGGCTGCGAAGTCATAATACTCGCAATACGAAGCCCCATGCTCCTCTGTGATGAACTTGAGTACATCGTCGCTAGTCCAGTCATAGATGACTTTTGCAAATCGCAAAGGTATCGCCTTCGAAAGACCAAACGGTCTATTGATGTAGTTTTCGTGGAGTTTCTGAACAACAGTTCTGTACCTGATCATCGACTCGTTGGCTCGCACGCCAGTGACGAACGCAGTGGTTCCACGCTTGCCCTGCATTGTGTACTCGTCAATCTTTCTTGGTATAGCCTTGTATGGATCAAGACCGAAGCTCTCAGCAGTTATTGCGTTGGGTGGGATTGGGCGAAACAATCTTCCTTGCTCCTGCCGCAGCTTGGACCAGAGGAGTATGTACTCTCGCTGCCCCAAAACCCATAGCTCCTGACCCTGAGGTAAGCAATACCACTCCATGTCTACCCAATCATAGTTGCTGACTTCTTCAACATACTCAGCAAGCGACGGGGACAGCATCTCCTCGTCTCTGAAGATGGCCTTTACTGGCCCAAGTCCACGCTCTTCGTGGATTTCTTTAGCGAGGTAAAGACATGCGGTTGAGTCTTTGCCGCCAGAGAACTGAACACATACGGTATCAAACGTATCGTAAATGTGCCGCATCCTTTCACGGGCAGCATCAACCACGTTGATGTCCAGAAACATCCGCCTTCTAGCCATTTCAGACCTCAGTCATGTGGATTGATATGAAGTCAAGAAGTCTTTCTGAGGTTGTTTCACCCGTATACTTCTCATTCATCTTCAACCAGCGAAGGAAGGAGTACCACTTGGACTGCTGCTCTGCGGTTTCAAAGGAAAGAGTGAATTGAATGGAGGCATTGTTTGAGCCTGACATTGATGTAGCTGTGCTTCCCTGAGTAACTATTGAACTTGTAGGGGTGTCTGTGGAAACAACAGCATTGCCACTATCGTTTAGGTTGGTTGTCTTCTGCTCACTGGTCGGGGGCAGCTCCTCAACAACGGTTGGCTGTGTGATTATTTCTGGTGCAGTCCATCCAGTAGTGTGTGAAAACTCAGTGCTAGATGATATGACGGAGTTCTCTATAGACGCAATAGCGAAGTCGTCCCACCCGAGAGCATCAAGAAGCTCTGACCCATCAGCAACTGACGATAGCATTTCGTAGAGAAGCTCGTTATCTGTCGATCCCAACTCAGAAACCTTGTTGTCCGCAAGAGCGAATGTGAGTGCTTCGCTTTCATCTAGGCTTACTACTGAGACAGCAATCTCGTCCCAGCCAAGCTCCTTAGCTGCCATTAGCTGGTGGTTGCCTGCAATTACAGTATATGTTCCGTCTCCTTCGGAAACCGCAACGATAGGCTTTAGTTGCCCAAACCTCTGATACGACTCCTTGATTGCTGAAACATTTCCACGACGTGGGTTGTTCGACAATGGCTTTAGGAGATCTATATCAACCGCTAGAGAAGAGATTGCGTCATCGATGTTATTGCTCATTAGAATTTAACCTGTGATCTTACGTTTGCTGCTAGGGTTCGTAGTGCGTCGCAACTAGTTCTTAGTGAATGAAGCTTTTCTCGCTTTGCCTTAACAAGTGCCTCTGCCACAACTGACTCATAGTACAAGTCGCTGGTTTTGTACCCCGCCCAGCTCTCTCTGTGCTTTATCGAACCCTCGGCTGCTAAGTATTCCTTGAACCACTTTGTCTTGTATTCCGCTTCCTTCTTGGCGTGATCCTTTGACAGCTGCTCAAATGCCTCTGTCTCGCCCTCTAGCTCGTGAGTTATGCGAATGATTTCATCTTCAATATCTACTGAGCTGAGGGGCTTGCTTCTGCCGTTTACCATACTTGTATATTACCAGCATCGGTGATTGTGATCAAGTCTGGATTATGCAAACTCAAGTTGTGACCAATCGACCCTGCTTAGAGCGTCTAGGTTGGCTGAAGGCCACTCGTACTCTGAAACATTAAACTTTGCTAGCAGCATTTCTCTCAGTATCCAAGCATCACATTCGTCGTCTGCCCCAGAACCGTTCCATATTATTCCAGTCTTTGCAGAAACTTGAGATATAACTTCAGACTTTCCCGCATTGCCTCTACCCGTAGCAAATTTCGCCCGATTGGTTGGTGGTATTTCTACCCAAGGTATTTTGCTCTTGAACAACATCATTCTGATAATTCCACCAAGCTCCCCCTGAGCATGAGCATGACTTGTCTGCTTAGCAAATGCGTAGCCTTCGATTGCGACGACAGGACTCTCAATGTCTGAAAGTATTTCCACTATCTGATCATGAATCAGTAGAAGTCTCCCCATTCCCTTTGACTTTGTGGTTATGGTTCCCGTCTCTCGGTGTGTTGCCCACCCGGTGGATGTGAGGCTTAGGTCTAATCCTACAGCCGACTCAGCTTTCATCGTATACTCTGTTGCTAATGTTCCTAGTCTCAACCGGAGCAAGTGGCTTGGTATAAGCAGGTAGATCTTTCCTGACCCACGTTTGTCCCCAAGGTTCACCAAATGAGCCGTCTTCATTTATGCGGCTAAGGCGTTCTGCTACAGACTGGAATGATGGATCATCACTTAAATTCAAGAATGAGTTATGATGCCAAACCAAATCGTAGTATGCTGGAGCGTTTACTAAAAGCATACCAGCAGTATTCCAGTGCTCTTCTATTCGTGGGCTATCGTTTATGACCTTGCCAGTTAGGCAGTACTGCGGAACGTCTATGCCAACCAAGGGATGGTCTACCTCAAGCATTTTTTCTATATGCTGCTCTCCTAGTGCTATGTCGGAATCAACGTAGAGAACCGCTTCGTAATTTACGTAGCCCTCTTGTGGCGTTTCTTCGCCCCAATGATTTTCTGACATCTTCCTGAGCCGCTGAGCAAACTCTCTAATGAGGTTTCTTCCTGTCTCTATTCTTATCCACCTGTTTTTAGATGTAACAACTTCTTCGTTGTCGTTTATCATGTAGGTCCAATATGTACCGCCGACTTCATTGAGCGCTTCGATTACCTCAGCAAACGGATCTAAACCGCGAGCATCAACCTCAAGTGCAGCAAAAAAGTCTGCGTTGGGGAACTGCTCTTTGATGGCATGTCTCCTGCGAAGCCAATCCATGTCTTCGTTTCTCTCACACTTCCACGCAACAAGCGGAGTGCCTATTACCATTGGTGTATTGTAATTTACTTCTCTAAACATTTGAACTCCGATACTTTATCTGAACAAACTCCCACAAATCCACTCATATCCATTTCGCGGGCATTCTCAGGCATAACGCAGATCGTTATGTCAGCGACTGCTTGTTTTCCGGGATAAGCCCACACGAAACCTCGGTGTGTGAATGTGTAATCATCGGTGTCGTGAAAGAAGCAGTTTAGTGATGCGGATATTGCGTAGTCAAGTGCGTCGGAATTCTTGCAGTGTACCCATAGGCTTGATGACCTATCAGTTAGGTAATCTGAATCTATCTCATACTGCGGATAGTCATGACCCAAGTACAGCTTGCCGAAGACGCGCCACAAATCCACCTCAACGTCGTAGCCATCGTAGATGGCTTCGTTGATGTAGTCTGGAGAATTCTCTCTGTCTTTATTTTTTCCGTTCGTGTTTCCACGATGAGCTATAAGTATCATAGTCTCTTGAAGTGTATGTCTGCTTCTTTGTTCACGTTGTCAGGTATGACCGTGCACTTGAATCCGTTGGACTCAAGCCATATTTCTATATCGTTTACGTTGTTGTTCGTTCCTTGGTATAAGTCGACTGTGTAAGAGCCTTCACATTTGCCAGATTTCACTCGGCTTATGAAGTAACCGAGACTCTTAAGTACATTGAAATCGTTTCCCTGAGCGTCTATCCACAGGTAGTCAATGCTGTCAATTTCGTTCTGTTGGATGAATGTATCAAGTCGAATGGTTTCAACTTCACACCTGTCGGTAAAGTGAAAGTCTGGGCGTCCATTCCACTTGGAGTGTATGTCTTCAGAGAACTCGTACAGGGAGGAGCACCCCCAGTCACCTGTTCCCGCTATGTTGAACTCTGCCACTCCATCGTGCTCGTCTACAGCTTTCTCTATTATGTGTACGTTGCTATTAGATTTGAACCTCTCACGAAGATGGTCAGCAAGAGAAGGCGTAGGCTCAAAGGCGTACACTACTGATCCGTCTGCAGCCAAAGACTGAGTATCTCCCCCCCAGTTGGCACCGACTTCAATTTTGGTTTTCACTGGTGCTCCTCTAGGTATGTGTTCAGATCTTCTGGAGTACCAATGCCCCACATTCTTTCCACAAGTGATGTCTTTATCTTCTTGCCGTCCAATATTGCCTCGTTGAAAACAGGGCATACGTAAAATTCGTTGTTCGTCCTTATGTCTTTGGAGATCATTGATTCTGCGTACTTTACGTAATCGCTACCCTTCTTCCAGAAGTAAATACCTACTGTTGCTAAATCTGATATTGGATTCTTCTCGGCAACCTCTGATACAAAACCATCCTCATCAAGTTTGGCAAAAGACCACTTGGGGTGTGTTGAATTAAAGCATAGTATCCCCGCATCTATGTCACTTGCGGTGAAAACATACAGGGTTTCATTTGAATTCCAATCAACGATTTGGTCTGAGTTTGCTATTAGCAGTGGAGCGTCGTTGTCTATTATCTCCTTGGCTAGGAGCGTAGTGCAAGCAGCACCTTCGGTCATTCCCTCTGTGACTACAATGTCGCAGCCCGGAGCAACGAGATTCAATAACTGTTGCAGGTTGTACTTTTCGTAGTGCTCTTTCTGAACAATAAAGATGTAGTGAGCGTCTATGTTTAGATTCTCAACGACCTTCTGGATCATTGGCTTTCCCTGCACCTCAATTAGTGGCTTAGGGAAAGTGTATCCGGCGCTAGCAAACCTAGAACCAGCACCAGCCATCGGTATCAAAACATTCATCTCATTGCTTCGCCAAGGCACGCCTTTCTCCTTCTCGCTTGTTTGTTTGTTTATATCTATCATTACGTTAGCATAGCTCAAATCATCAGAGTTTTTTATGGCATGAAGTTGTGCTCCGGAGTTTATTGCACCCATTCTTCCGATATGTGAATCTTCGATGATCATAGTCTCATCCGGCAATACATTGAAAGCAGTCATGCACTTCCAGTACATTTCGGGGTACGGCTTTGCTAGCGTAACGTCTTCATTGCTGACAATGTAATCAACGAGATGCAAAACTCCTATTGAATGAAGGGCTACTTGAACGCTTCTTCGTATGCTGTTGCTCGCTACAGCAATCTTGATGTCTCTAGACCGGAGCTCCTCCATGATCTTGACAGCAACAGAATTTTCACCAAAGTAAGAAAGCAGCTTCAGCGTCTCTTCTTGCTTTCTCTTCCATATCTCACCGTGTAATGATTCTGGTAAACCCTTAGACTTGGAAAGCATGGAAAGCTTCTTTGATGTGCTGAGTCCATCATATGTTGACAGGTGCTCTTTCCTGTTTATTACATATTGCTCACCGACGCTCTCTAGGGCGTTGTTTAGTGAGTAGAAGTGGAGGTCTCTTGAATCTATAAGTACGCCGTCAAGATCGAATATAACTAACTTTATCATTCTTGTGGTCCTGCGTGTCTGTGCCACTTGTTATGGCGGACTATGCTGAGCTTGTTGCACTTCATTACGTACTTGTCTCTGACCCTATAGGACCACTCAACGTCTTCTTCCTCATTCCACACAAGATCTTCGTTTAGTGGTTCTTCTAGCATTACGTGCTTCTTGACTATAAAGAATCCTCCAGAGATGTACATGAACCTTGTCTGCGTCCAGTCATCATAGTCTAAAGCCCAAGCCCTTCCATGACCGGGCTTATCCCAAAGTGACCAGTCCATTGGGTTTCGTCTTCCGGTAATCAGGAATTGTGGGCATGAGCAAATTTCCCAGTCTGTGTCGAAATTCTTGAAACCCCAATACCAATCCTTGTCGAAGATGTGATAGTCGTGCATTAGTACGATATTCTCGTACTTGGCTTCATTTGCGAGAATGTTTTTCTTCTTGGTGATCCAACGTGGCTTTACTGTCTCATCAAAGGGTATGTGTCTAATGTCGTCAGCGATAAGCCTTGACGTATCACCGTCTCCAATGAATAGGATTTCGTAATTTGGTATATTCTGCTTGCGTATCGAATTGACTATTTCGGTCAATCTTCCGGCATCTGAGTAATCAGTTGTTATGCCGAATGTCCAGTTGTCATTACTCATCGTCACCTACCCAGAATGGCTCTGTAAATTTACCATTGATGAAGTTTATTCTAATACGCTTCGCTTCTACTAATCCAGCCGGTGTGTTTAACCAACGTGGTAGGTGTAGGCCTACCATTTCTGCTTCTAGTGGATTCTCGGTTATCCTCCTGTGGCAAGGCCTGCACACTGCAAGTAAGTTGCTCTTGTCTAGAATGTCGCCACCCTGCGATCTGTTGACAATTTCGTGTACATCTTGTGTTCTTCTGACATGGCACACTCCCAGCTTTGGCGTGGAGGACGTGCTCTTTGGGTCTGGTAGGCGCATGTAACCGTCGTATACGTGATACACCACACAAGCAGAGCACTTCTGTGATTGAAGCATTTCCTCAACAATCTTACGACGCTCTACATACTTGTCCTTCATCTTCTTTGATCGCTTGTTCAGCGGAGTCTTTGACTTCAGCTTACTTTCACCACGCTTCAGCGGTGTCCTCTTCAGTGGCTTTCCACGCTTCATGGGATGAAGCTTTCTATAGCAGCGAGCAGATTCTTAGCGCCAACTGTTACATCAAGTTGCTTTACTAACTCGTAATTCTCATCAGCAATCTCTTGACGAACTTTGGCATCAAGTAGGTTTTTTATCTTTTTGGGAAAGTCTCCATCCCGACGTGCAAGTATACCAATCCCATACTCCTCATGTAAGCGCCGATACTCGGCGGAGGAAGATGCTATAAATGGAACACCGGCAGCGGCATACTCAATTCCCTTGATCCAAGACTTTGCGTCATTGAAAGGTATTGACGTTAGGGGAACTAAGCCTATATCAAAGTTTACGCCTTTTCCTAGCTCGGTGGGAGGGAGGAACGGTGTGGTAGTCACCATCCCTGCTTCAACCTTTATCTCATCCCAGAACTTAGGAACTCCGACTATATTGATATGTCCGGTATGATGCCAAGTGGCCATTTTGGATATTTGTGAAGACAGGCCTCTCAGTATGTGTAAATCACCGCTTCGGTGAGACGTTGATCCCATCCAACCGACAACAGGTGTTCCTGAATCGTGCCGGATGTGGTCTCTTTTTTTGAAGGTTGACATCTGAACGTAGTTCTGATGCATCACACAATTCTTGTTCCACTTCGTCATCTTCTCAGTGAGGAATGGTGTGGATGTTATAACTCCAGTAGAGTTCTTAATCATTTCTTTGTAATGTTCAATGTTTTCGTTGGGATTGTTTTTGGGGTCGGACAATCTATGCGCTGCATTCAGCGGGCTGAGTCCCCAATACCAATCATCGACATCGTTGATGATTATTTGACCGTTTTTGATGGCTTCCTTCATGTCACGCAATGCATCCTTGTGCATGTATCGCTGCATTACGACAACATCGCAATCAAAGTGATCACCGTTATCCCACGTGTGTACCCCAAAAAGCTTGCGCTTATTATCGAAGGCCAAAATGCCCAAAGCGCAATCCACACCTAGCTTCTTGAGCTCTGGCACATACTGACCAATTCTTATGTGGCCAGATCCGCCCATAACCAACTTATTGTTGGTGTCGCGAAGTGATCTAGACCAGTCATTACTAGCAAAGCCTATCTTCAGTCGTTTGCTTCGCGGAACGACCATTTCCCATTTATCGCTTCCCATAACTGCCTGTCTGTTTTGTCGTACGAATTATTTTCTTTCTTCAACCGCATATGCTCAACTATAGCATCCTTCAAGAATGAAGACAACTTCATATCCTTGGACACTGCGCCGACAGATATTAGCCTATCCGCCTCAGCCAACCGCTTCTCTGCGTGGTACCTGAATCTTTCTGCTTTATCTATCTTTGCTGATATGCTTTCTGCTGGATCAGTGACAAAATCTTCGTTGTAGATGTTTCTCAGGTGATCGGCTTCGGCAGTCAGTTCTTTGATTTGATCGTTTACGTTGTTTATTATGGCAATGAGAGATTCTCTCCACTGCTCTCTGTGCTCCTGACTTCTTAGCAAATCGTGGGTCACTGAGTCGCTTTTCCCCTTGATGTCTTCCGACACCATCAGCGCAAACTCCTTTGGCGGTATCATCACTTCTTCCAAGCAGGGCATATCGACTGGAAGCTACACCAGTTGCACAGGGGGCCAGTTCTGCACTCAAACTCTCCAGTTGAGCAGCTCTCTATTACCTCATCCCATGTATTGCGGATAGTTTTTCTTACGGAGTCTCTCAACTCTTCTGTTGCTTCGTACCTGACTACGCTGGGTCCTTTGAGGTACAGTAGCTCGCCTACCGCTGCCTTCTTTCCGGTTATAGCCTCAAGAAGATCGACGTAGATCATTATCTGCATCTTCTTCTCCCACTCGTATTGTGGGCGAGGCTTCTTTCCTGTCTTGTAGTCAGATACAATTATGTTGCCGTCTTCATTCTCGTACCATCTGTCGATGATTCCAAAAATAGGAACACCCATAATTTCGCCTTCAACCTTATCTTCAAGACCGCCGGGCTTTAGGGTTCGTGGGTCTTCAAGCTGGAAATAGTTCTCAACGCACCACCACACCTTCCAGCGAAACTCGTTAACGTCAGACTTCTCTTCAAGCTGCTCGTACTCGGCCATCCACTTCTCATGCCAGAGATTCTTGGCAATGCTTCGGGCGTTGTCCATTGTGCGCTCATCTGGGTCGAAGTCGAATAGTAACTCCAGAACCTCGTGCACAAATGAACCGACAACTTGAGCTTCGGTGGAAGGCTCCTTTATCTTGTCAAGCTTTGAAAACTTGAATCGCATCGGACACTGATTGAACGTGCCAATGGACGAAGGAGACATGTACTTCGGTAGCCCATAGGGTATGTTGCCTATGGGCAGTTGGTCTTGCATCACTGCCCTTCTTCGCTGCGGATATTCTTCACAAAGTTGAGAATATCTGACAGCATGGTATTAGTGATATTGTTGGCAACGAAGTCCTTACCTGCCCCAATGTCTTCCCAATACTTCTTGGCCATGATCCTGTGATCTTCCGACAGCCCATTAAGGAGATTCCGGAGCTTGTCGAAATGATCGTTGGAAATTGGATTATTGGCAGCATCAGCAGTCTCTTCAAGAGCAATCGACTCTTCAGTTCTCGCCAGATAAAGGCCAACGCCCAAATGTTGAGCGGCTTTCTTCAGGGCGTCAGAAACAGCACCCTTCATCTCGTCACCGAGATCAACAATGTCGCCGTTCTTGGTGCGCTTGATCTTCTGACCTCCAATACCGTGCTTGACGACGGTGAGAGCGGGGGCGTCGTTTGTTGGTACGAAGGTAGCCGAAAGCTCAACATGAGCTACGATGAAGTCGGGGTCAAGGGCATCACGCTCGCAGCATATGATCTTGTATGACCACATGTCGACACCCAAGACCTTGTTTAGCCGAGTGATAATTTCACTTACTGGGATATAGGTGAGAGTTGCCCCACCCTTTTTTAGCTGACGCTCAACTTCCCTTGGGAATGGCTCCGACAGATCGTTAAATACACTCATGATGTTCTCCTTATTACTAGGTTTGTCTTTCCTTCTGAAACTTCACAGTACTCGTCTGGATCTATGTGTAGATCCTTGAGGTTGGTTGCTCGCCAGTATGACACTGCGCCGTACTTCATCATTTCCAGCATCATCTCTACTGGCGACTTAGTAACCTCGCCAGTGTCTAGGTCGATGGATGACTGATAGATTCTCTGAGCTACTGCCGTGCTCATAGCTTCATGATCCCACGACTTTCGGCTTGAGCCCTTCTTGATCTCAATTGTTCCGTTCTTTATTTGCGCTGGCTCTTTTAGGTACCTGACTTTGCCGACAACTTTATCTTGATAGAAGGACATCAAGTCGGACACTACAGACTTCAGCTCGTGTATGTCACCGGCGATTTCAAACATCTCGTCATTTGAATCTTCTTCGATGATATCGACGTTGTTGAGTAAGTCGCTGCAGGAGCTTATCGCCTGCTCAACCGCAGCTCTGAATTCTTCCTTGTTCATTTTTCTCCGTTAGTAGGTAGTAGATACGACTAGTCTACCTGCTTCACGGAGTCGTGTCAATTTTCTTCCAGTATGCGTTGCAGTGCGTCGTCCAGAGAAGACTCAGACGGCGTACTTGTAACTATCACTTCGGCTAGAACTTGGGAAAGCATATCGCTAAAGTACTGAGTGCTTATTTGGTGGGCACGAATGCTGGCTTCTTCTTCGCTATCACAGTCTCGTATACCCCTGACAACAAGATCAGAGATTGTTTCTTTCACGTAACCTTCCAGATACCCGGTGGTTACCCCAATAAGCATTTTTTCGTCATGCCATGACAGGCATGTGTAATCTTTAGTTGTTGCATTGTCTGGTACCTGAATGAAGGTTATCTCAACATCACCACGTGCAAGTACGGCGAGTATGTCTTGATTGTCATCATCGAAGTCTGTATATTCGTAACTAGCCATTCTGTACCCTTGTAAGTTCAGGTCCGGTCATTCCTCCCCAAACACCTATAGTTATTCCTTCGCTTATAGCCATTTGTCTACAGTCTTCTGTATTATTACACATATTTTTGCATATGTTTGCGGCTTTACGTCGATCCGAAGGTTTGGTAGAGAAGAATATCTCAGTGTTTCCTTGACAGGGAGCAACCTTGAACCATGAAGGACAATTAATTTGTAACATTGTTTACCTCTATCATCGTGCTGCGTATTTTACACAATCACTGTCAAGCGGACAAACGAACATTGAGCTTGACCCAACCTCCCGAGCCGATGTACACTACGGACAAACTAGTGACTAGACCAAAAAGGAGAAGATGGTCAACAGCAACCGGGAAATCCCGATGACATAATGTTCTACTGAAGAGTCGGTGGGTTAGGCGCGTTACGTACTGGAATTTACTGACAATGAGGGCACGCCCCAACAAAGAGGAACGATATGGATCACACGATACGTCGGATCACGCGCTTGAGCGAGCGCCCGACCTCTGCACGATGAGCATCAAGCCTTGAGGAAAGGGTTCGTATCTAGCAAACGCCCATGCGGATACGGCACACGGGTTACCAGAGCCAAATCTGGGGAGCGTCGGCAGTTCTGAAAAAATAGGAGCTGTTTGGGACTCATGATGTAGATGGGTATTGATTTTACTTACGGGTTCGTCCTAGGCATTGGTGATGGGTGCGCTTACATCCACACGAATGGGTGGTGGACTATGCTCAAAATTATGAGGGTTGTAAAAGTTTTGGAAGCACGGTATAGTGTGATTGCGCCCTTGTAGCTCAGAGGATAGAGCATCGGACTTCTAATCCGCAGGTCGCAGGTTCGAATCCTGCCGGGGGCACTGAGACTTGACTAAGCCGCCGATGCTGATAGAATTGTGGCATGGCAATACCGTTCAAGCTACTCAACATGAGAGCAACAGAAGTAGGAATATACGCGAGGGAGTATGCTGTCCCAAAGGCTGAGTTAATCTTCACTGATCCCCCATTCGGAACAGGGAAGGTACAGTCAAACGGAAGCGCATACTACATGGACGCACTTGAGCACGACGACGTTCTCAAAGATCTAGGATACGCAGCCGACAACTTCATGGCTGACGATGGAACTATGGTGATAGTTTGCGACTATAGACTCGCTTACTACGTTGTTCCGCATCTTCTAAACAATCACGATTTAAACTTACGTGGTGAAATAATTTGGGAGTTTGGTTTAGGTAGACCAAGAACCGACTGGTGGCCAAACAGGCACAATCACCTTCTTACCTTCACCAAGAAGGGACATCGTGGTAAGTTCAACCCAAGCGCAATGCCTAGGGAGCGCAGGCTCGCCCCGAAGAAGGGATATCCCGACGATAAGCCAGCTGGTTCGGTGTGGAACTACACAATGAGCAACACGGATCCGGAAAGAGTTGAGTATCCAAATCAGAAGTCAACTAAGCTAATAGATCCATTTATACTTGCACACACAGAAGAAGGCGATACGGTCATTGATATTTTTTGTGGGAGCGGATCAACGGGAGTAAGTGCACTCAAGCACGGAAGAAAGTTTGTTGGACTTGACATTAACCCCGTAGCAATAGAGGCGACACTAGACAGACTTACTTCTTAGTTATGTCGCGAATCTGCATGGAGTCTAGATATATCGTCGCCATGCCAAATCCAACCTGAACAGAATCTAACGGAACCTTAAAGTATGAAGATATTGCTGCTTGGGTTTTAAGTGAGTCCAGTGGATCATCGCTTTCAATGACGGAAGTATCGTAAAGTTCAACAACAGTTGAAACATCTTCGTTTATGCAGAGTCGGCAAGAAACTCTATCCGTCTCTATGTTGGGCTTGCGAGGTCTTGTGACCCTATGACCGCAGCTGAGTTCCACAACCCAACTGGTGTCGCCATAGTCACCCACCCTAACGGCAGATACTATACTTCGCCTTGGTCCACGCTTGCTCATATTTCAATTATAACATCGCTAGCTTGACTGGAGAAAGGACTACCCCTACAATAGCGCTATGAGCAGAGATAAACTTTTAACAGACGCAATAGCCAGCATTGAGAAGCAATTCGGCACTGGTTCAATAATGAAGCTTGGAGACAACACGTCGATGGACATCGATGTGGTATCAACTGGATCAATTGCCCTTGATGCAGCACTAGGTGTTGGCGGTCTTCCACGAGGGCGAGTAACTGAGATATATGGACCAGAGTCTTCCGGTAAGACAACACTGGCGCTTCACGTAATTGCTGAGGCACAAAAGATGGGCGGAAACTGCGCTTTCATCGACGCCGAGCACGCACTTGATCCTATCTACGCACGCGCAATTGGATGCGATGTAGATAACCTCCTCGTTAGTCAGCCAGACACTGGCGAGCAAGCACTAACGATAACCAACAAGCTAATTGAGTCCGGCGCTCTTGACGTTGTGGTTGTAGATTCTGTTGCTGCCCTAACGCCACGTGCGGAGATTGAGGGCGACATGGGCGATAGTCATGTGGGTCTACACGCTCGGCTAATGTCGCAGGCTATGCGAAAGATAGTCGCCAACCTGAATCACAATAAGACGATCCTGATAATGATCAATCAGCTCCGTGAGAAGATTGGTGTAATGTTTGGTTCACCAGAAACGACGACGGGTGGGAAGGCCCTAAAGTTCTACGCATCTGTGCGTATGGACATTCGCCGCATTGAGACGCTAAAGTCAGATGGAGAGGCATCTGGAAACAGGACCAGAGTCAAGGTTGTGAAGAATAAGGTTGCACCACCATTCCGTCAAGCGGAGTTTGAGATAACTTACGGTGAGGGAATCAGCAGGACTGGTGATATCGTTGACATGGCATCAGAGCTTGGGATCATAGAGAAGAAGGGCGCTTGGTTTGCCTACAATGGTTCAAATATTGCTCAAGGCAGAGTCAATGCAAAACAGTATCTTGATGAGAATGTTGCAATTCGGGAAGAAATCGCTAAGATGGTGTACGACAACTTACTTGACAAGTAAAGGAGGAGTAGTGCCAAAAAGAAAAACAGCGGAAGTAAAGTTTCCAGAGAATTGGGACATCAGCACTGAGTTCAGAGTTGACTCAGAAACCGTCCTTCAGGTTGGCGATGAGTGTCAGATTAAAGGAGACCGTGGAAGTTACAGATTCATAAAGTACGTCATCGATACTGAAATCAGCAATCACTCCGGATGGGTGACTGTGTTTGGTGGCGCAGCGAACTACGGATCCTACAGATCAGTGAGACCCGATCAAATCAAAGTCAAGAAGAAGAAGGGTAAGAGAACGAGAAAGGCTCAGTCCGATTTGGACTGAGCCTTTCTCTCGTAACGCTTATTCGTCCACTTAAGGTGGAGACAAAAAGGAGCTAAACAACCCCACCAACGAATATAGTTACTATGTATAGATTACTCGCCCTTGCTTATGTAAAGCAAGTGGTGTTTATCAGACGAGTGATGCTGTCTTGGGGTCACCAACGCGAGTAGCAGCCCAGCTCTTGACTACAGAAAGCAGAGCGGCGACGCCAGCAGTAGCGGCTGTCTTTGCGGTGCTCATGTCTGCAACCACGAATACTGAGAGGAACGCCTGAGCGAAAGTCGCAACTGCACGCTCAAGCATCTGCTTATTCAGGGTAACTTCATTCATACAATACTCTCCTTGATAGGGTTGTAAGTTGTTGTGGAAGAATTTCTTCCGTTCTATATTCTACTAGAGTTTAAGTAGAGACCGTCAGAACTAATTTTTTAGTCTGAAGTTTTTGATGCCTTATTTGAAAGAGCAAAAGCAGCGTCCAACTCCTCTGCGGTGATCTTTCCATCATCCGCGAAGGCGGCAGCAAGCTTCTGAAGTACTTGTGCTGTAGCACTAATACCACTCAATAGAGCAGCCTTCCATACTGGAATTCCGCCCACGATTGAAGCACCACCAACAATAGCCATTGCCTGCATTGCAAATACAGCAAAGACTCTCATGGATGTGTTGATTACAAGTTTCTTATTTGCTGAAGTCATTATTCACCTCCCTTGGATGATAAGATCACTGCTAGGTGAACAGCAAGTGCAGCTATGGACATCCATAGACCCCACTTCAGTGTTTCACCGCTAAGTGTTATAAGAACCAAGCCAGTTCCAGCTAACGTCCAACTAAGATCTCCCATTTCGGACCAAAGCTGTTTTATCTTGCTTCCGATTTTTGGAATATGCTTCGCGGGAGTAAACTCCCACTTATCTGACATTTCTTCTCCTTTCATTTAAGTTCGACATGATAAATTATGACCTACTCCTAGGGGAGGGCAATACGAATGCCGCAGTTGTGGCGACAACAAGAACACGACGAGTCTTGACCGGTACATTTGAATCTGCGGGAATATACTCGTCAAATCCACCTTCAAAAATATTAATTTCTTCTTCAAAGGTTTCTTTGACTTCATTGTCCTGATCGGACAATGCGATAGATATAGCTTCTTTAGCTTCATCCGGAATTTGCTCAAAGCTTTCATTAGATATCAAATCCTTAACGTCATCTACTGTAACTTCCTCAGACGCCACGACCGTAAACACACTTCCAGCCAGTTCGTCATCAGCTATGTATTGAATTACCTCAGAAGCCTTTGCCTTCTTTTCAACAGTGGTGTTAGCTATTTCTGGTGCCCGAGTCGCATTTTCGGGAATTGGATTAACAGAAATCACAGGCTTTGGACTTTCAAGTACCCTTAACTCAGCCGTAGTAGTTGGCTGGAGGGGGGAACTTGTAGTCGTGGGCAATGTCGTCAAAGAAACGGTCGGCGCGATTGAGGTAGTCGTCCCACTCGGTACGGATGTTGTCGAAGTGCTTTCCGGAATCGAAGAAGAGGTGCTCGCGGTCGGTAAAGTTGTCGTGACAACCGTCGTTGTCGGTGGAGTCGTCGTTGTGGGCGCGAGCGTAGTCGTCGTCGTTGTGGGCGGGAGGGTCGTGGTCGTCGTAGTTGTCGTAGTAGAGGTCGTCGTTGAGGAAGTTGAGGTTGGGGCGGTCGTAGTGACCGGCGGGGTGATAACTGCGGGCGGAGGCGAGCCTGTGGTGGATCCCACAGGAGGGGCAAGCGGCTGAGAGGGTAACGTACTCGTCGTTGTCGTCGTCGTAGACGGTGAAACAGTTGTTGTAGTCGTCTGCGGTGCAGTGGTTGAGGTCGTTGTGCTCGTAGCCCATGAAGCCTCCTCGTTAAAA